ACGCACGCTTGACATGGCGGTAATTACCGACGTACGGTCTACCCATGTCAGAAATTACCGCCCTCAACTACAAGCAGCAGCTCGCTGCGGCAGTCAGAGCCGAGTGGGGTCGCCTCGGACTGAGCCGCACGGAGTTCCAGAAGGTTATCGGTCGCAGCCGACCTACTGCCGCGAGCAGATGGGAAGGCGAGTCCGACTACATCGCATCCGAGCTTGAGAAGATCGCTTCTCGCTTGGGTATCACCCCCTACAACCTCAACGAGTCCGCCGCCCTGGGTGTTCGGTTCGCTGAGAGCAACACCACGGACGACGAGGTGGCGCGGATTACCCCGCCCGTCGACGTGTACGCCCAGCCCGCCCGCTCGAAGGCGCGGAGGGCATCATGACCGAGTCGTCTGTATTCGACCTGCCGGCTAACATGCGCTCCAAGGTCACGCTTCACCTCGAGTCCTACTGCTGGATTTGGAGCGGTGCGGTCAACAGCCGCGGCTACGGCTGCGTGTCGGTAAAGGGCAAGTCGCACCTCGCCCACCGATTCGCGTACCAGATGCTCGTCGGCCCCATCGCTGACGGCATGACGATCGATCACATCTGCGAGATCAAGCGCTGCATCAACCCGGCGCACCTGCAGCAGATGGAACGCGGCCTGAACGTGCAGATGGTCGGTGTTCGGGAGCAGGCCCGGCGCGAGGCTGAGCGACCCGCGGTGATGCTCGGCCCGGATCCTCTGGCTTTCTACATGCACCAGATCCTCAATGAGTGGTCCGCTGAACTCGCTCAGCTTTCGGAGGCGTCATCATGAACGGCCTTGATCTGCTCATCTGGATCGTCTGCCTGCTGTTCCTGTACGGCTGCGTGTTGATCGCGAACGCTCTCGACAACGCACCCCGCATTTCTGAAACGGATCCGGCCGGCATCTCACACCTGGATGCGCTCGATGGTGTGGGTTGGTCGCTTCAGGATTCTGTGGCGCATGAGGCACGGATGACGGCGCGTGCTGAACGAATCGGCGGCGCATCATGACCATCTACTCGTCACGCACACCCCGGGACCTCAACCACGATCCTGAGCCGTATCGCTATTCGATCTGGCGCAACACGGATGGCAACTCCGCGGGCTACGACTTCGATGCGGTGTTCGCGCACGATCCCCGGGAACGGTTCGATCATGTGCAGCACAACCAGCCGAACCCGATACTGATCGAGTTCCGAGCATCGTTCGAGGATGACGCCGATCTCGATGGGTGGGTCGAAGCGATGTTGACGGCGCTGACAGACCCCGGCGATTGGGGCCTTCCCAACTCTGTCTACGACGGCACGGACGAGGAAGTCGCCCATGCCTACGCGGTCATCACTCGGTTAGCCGGCCTATCTGCGGATAGCGCTTCCCCCTGAGACCACTTCGTTTCGGCCTTTTCCGGTGTCGCATCCGGACTAGGCGCTAATCGTCGCGCAACCAGCGGCGATGAACCAGAACAACACCACATAGCTGTTTGACGGATTCCGATCCCCGCTCAGGGGCCGGTCAGTAGCCAAACGGCGACACATAGAACCACCAAAGACGGGGTCTCGGTTTGAGCGCGGGCCTGTGGGGTGGGAGATCAATCAAACGCAGGCTGCGCTAGTGACCCCCGTTCGCGGGGATAGGGGTGCAGGACCGGGCCACACGGGCAATCAGTGGCGGCGCATGCATGAGCCGGGAGTTGTTGCCCCCCGCCAGACCGTCGGGCTGGATGCGCACACAGAACAGAGAAGGGACCGTAATGATCGCAACGAGCACAACAGACGAACGGTTCGAGGCGTCGCAACGCATGAACCAGAAGCGCATGACGAAGGCGGAGCTGGCGCGCTTGGCAGAGATGGTACGCCGCGCGACGAAGAGCCTCGATGAAGCCGTCAGGTACGAGAGCACAAGCGCGAAGCACCCGGTGGCGCTCAAGCACGAAGAGATCGCTGAAGCACAACTGGATGCCGCGATTCTTTACCTCGCCGAAATCCGTAGCCGCGTCACACCCGGGCCGGTTATGCGTGCTGACGGGACTATCCGATGAGAGCGACGCCGTGGGTTGTGCGTGATGCGCGTGACCGTGTCATTGAAGCGTTCCCGGACCGGTGGGCTGCGGAGGACTACATGGATGGTCGACCCGGGCTCTGGCTCGACTGGCAAGGAGAAACCGAATGAACATCACACCCGAACATGAGGCTCTTGCGTACACGATCCTCATGCATGACGCAGATCACCCCGACGGCTCTACGGACGATCTTGCTGCGGCGATCCATTCTGCGGGGTTTCGGCGGCCGACCCCACCCACGGACGAACAGATCGACGCGGCGCTGGAAGAACTCATAGCCCGGATCAACAACGTCATCCAGCCGACACGGGGAACGATGCGTGCCGTCCTGGAGGCTGCTGCTCGGGTTGGAGGTGCCGGAAATGACTGAGTTGACGCGTGCTGAAGAGTTCCTAGCCGTCCTCGCCGTCACCAACAAGCACGAACCCCTACCCATGGGAAAACTCGCGTGGCGTGACCGATTCGACGCATGGTGCCGGCGCGTGGGACCCGCACTACTACCCGTACCAGTCGGCCTACTCATCGCAGCAGGAGTGATCTACCGATGAACGAATTTCAAGCAAGCAACGGCATCACAATCAGCATCTCATCCATCGGCAGCATCACGGCTCGCGTCGAGCGTGGTGGCCCGGAACTGTTCATCGCCAACGAGATGGTCGTGCCGGCTCTGCGCGAGTTCTTCCGGGCTGAGGAAGACGAACGCGTCGGACGGTGGCGCTGGCCCCAAGACCCGGGTATCACCGTGCGAATCGCCCCCAAGCACGCGCAGCACTACGACGCAGCCAGCGTGACCGTGATGATTCAGCAGGACTCAGACGGGTACGTCGGCTACTACACGCGAGACAGGCTGCCTGAGATCACCGAGGGGACAGGCGGAATAGTCCGCGCTGGGCACGCCTACTTCGATGCTCACACTGAACGCGCGCCCTGGCATGACGCTCGGCCGGGCGAGGTATGGCTGCTGTCGATCGAAGGTGTCGAATCGGCCTTCTATCCGTCGAAGTCGTTGGACCGCGCGTTTACTCCGGTTGCGCCGAACACAGGACGTACCGCGGTCGGGTTCGAGTCGTTCGAGATCGAAGCGGGTCGCCGCATCTGGCCTGAGGACGATTCGTGACTGCCGTGTTTGTGGCGGTCGCAACCAACCCGTTCATCATCATCGCCACCCTCACCCTGCTCGTCCCATACGCGCTACACGTCAGCGAAACCAGGAGACACAAATGATGTTCGCATCCAAGGCGCTGCCAGACCGATTCCCGTACCGCGTGGGCGCTGTCCGTCTCGCATACGAGGGGACGTTGAACGGCGCCCGCACCGAACACGATCCGCGACCTCACGACCAAGCGATGCACAACAAGCCGAACCCCATCCTGGTCGAGTTCCGTCGGATGGTCGACGAGGACTGGGACATCCGTCCCGGTGAACTCGGCTACTACGCCGAAGCGTGGGTCGACCTGTTCAAGGAAGACCCGCACATGGAAAGCCCCGCGAACTGGGGCAGCCTCGCTCTCACGTCTAAGCCTGCGGCCGATCATGCACGCGCGGTCCTTGATCGCGTCGCTCGGATGTACGAGGTCGACCTGTGACGGCCGCGACCCACTCCGACATGGCGCAGATCCGGGAAGACCACGCACTCACCGCCGCCACCCTCGAAGACACCGCACACGCCAAAACCGGTCACACGTTCGGCGTCTCATGGCGTCAAGGATTCAGAACCGGATTCTGGCAAGCCGTCGAGTACGTGCTGACACTGCAGCAGAGCATCGACGACCTGAGTGCCGGCGAACTACTCGCCGAACTCCGCAAAGGCCCCGGATCCATCTACTGGCCCGTCAAAGCCGATGATCCCAATTTTCATGCTGACTGCCCCAGGTGCCACGTACGCGTCCTCATCGACCGTGAAGGCATCTGCTACCAATGCGGCCACGAATTCCAGGAGCAGGAATGACCATCGACCATCACATGCCAGACGATATCTACCATTCGCGCCCCGAGCTCTCGAGCACCGGGGCGCGATCACTTCTACACCAGTTCAAAGGGTCACCCGCGAAGTTCCAATGGCGGCGCACGCACCCGCGGACGTCGAGATCGTTCGACATTGGTCACGCCGTCCACGCGAAGGTGCTGGGTACTGGGTTGCAGGCGATCGCGTACCCGGAAGAACTGCTCGCGGCTAACGGTGCAGCATCCACGAAGGCCGCGAAGGAATGGGCGCTCGAGCAGCGTGACGCCGGGTTCGTCCCCATGAAAGCCGTCGAAGTATTGGTCATCGGGAAAATCACCGAAGCCGTACTCGCCAACCGTGAAGCACGCACCATCCTCGAGCAGCCACACCGGGAAACGTCGATCTTCTCGACGTCGCCTGAGGGTGTAGCAATGCGGGCCCGGTTCGACATCTACGGGGACACGGACGCCGCGGACCTCAAGACCACCAACGACGCGTCACCCCGCGGCTTCAACCACCACGTCGTCGAGTACGGGTATTTCGTTCAAGAGGCCTGGTATCGCGACACCCACAGATTCGAGACCGGCGCAGAGCTCGACACGTTCAAGTTCATCGCCGTCGAGACGTCCGGACCCTATCAAGTCGCCGTCTACGACCTCGACATCATCTACCGCGACATCGGTAAGAAGCTCGCACAAGAAGCGCGGGACACCTACCAGCGGTGCACCGAAACCGGTCTGTGGCCCGGCATCGAAGGCGAACTACTCGCCCCACCCAACTGGCTGCTCAACGAACACGAAGACATGGAGTTGCAACTGTGAAGATCACCGCCGAACCCCGATCCGATCAATGGAACGCAGATGACTTCGCCGGCGGGCCCCGCACCTTCACCATCGCGGGCGTAGTCCCCGGTAAAGCCGAGCAGAAGTACGACATCCAACTTGTCGAGGGAGAAGGTCGCGTCTGGCGTCCACCGCTCACCATGCTTCGTGTTCTAGTCGCGGCTTGGTCCGACGAGGCCGAAACATGGAAGGGGCGACGGGTCACGCTTTACACGGACCCGACAATTCGTTTCGGCCGCGATGTCGTTGGCGGCATCCGCATCTCGCACCTCAGCGGCATCGAGAAGCCGCTGCAGATCGCCTCCACGGTGACAAGGGGCAAGCGAGCCACCCTGACCGTACAGCCGCTCGCGGATGCGCCGCCGACTGAGGACCGAGCAGCAACGGCCATCACCGCGCTCAGGAACGCCCCCACGATCACAGAGCTCGAGAAATTGTGGGCGCGCGTGCTGGGTGGCGGGTTGGACAGTGTTCCCGCGGTGAAGGCAGCGTATGACGACCGTGCGAAGGTGCTGTCCGGGATGGCGGCGGAACAGTGACCGTCACGATCGCTGTCGAGGGCATCCCAGCACCTCAGGGGTCGAAGGTCAGAACGCGTTACGGGATGTTCGAGTCGTCGAAACGGGTGAAGCCGTGGCGGGATCTCGTCAAACAGGCAGCGTCCATCCGTGCTGACGAGCTCGGGTTACTCGGACCGTTGCAGCAGCCGTATCGGGTGGAGGTGTGGTTCTACATCGCCAAGCCCCGCACGACTCGAGCGAAGTACCCCGTCGCTCCAACTGTGGGCGATCTCGACAAGTTGGTGCGCAGTTCGCTCGACGCACTCACACAATCCGGACTCATCGAAGACGACCGGTTCATCACCCAACTCGAAGCATTCAAGGAATGGGCGGGTGCAGGCGAAAAACCAGGAGCAATCATCCGCGTCACCGAACTCAGTACGGCACACCCGAAAGAAGGAGATTGACATGCGATTGACGACCATCTGGACCCTGCCCGCGATGACGGTGCGCGAGCGATTCCGCCGCACCAGCGAGTGGGCGGCGATCAAGGTCGCCTGGGCACTTCCGAGTCGGATCCTGTACTGGGCTGCGGTACGTGCTGCCGTGACTGTTGAGCCGAGCACCGACCCATCAAACGTGACGGTCTCTCAGATGATGGCGACCATCGGCCACGACTGAGGCTGCCCACGCGGTCGATCAGTAGCCGCACCACAAGCAAGCGGGGCCCGTCGTACTGCTAATACGACGGGCCCTTTACTCATCCCGTCTAGGAGGACGAACGAATGAGCGAACCCATCATCCCATCCAGGTGCAGAGCATGAACCTCGACCCGCTGCCCTGGATGGACGACGCGTCGTGCGCCAAGGAAAACCCGGCTTTGTGGTTCCCGGAGAAGGGCGATCGGAAGACCGTCGCACTCGCGAAAGCCATCTGCGCCGAATGCCCCGTCCGCAAACAGTGCCGCACGTTCTCGCAAGAAACGAACGTCATCTACGGCATCTGGGGTGGCAAGTCACCACGCCACAAGGAGACCGCAGCATGACCCGCATCTACCCGTCCGCAGCGTTCCCAGACACCCAACCGCGCGACGAAAAAGACCACGAATGCGGTCGTTGCCGCACACCATGGGGTATTTCGAACCCCCTCTGCCCAGGCCGGCGGGCGGAGGAAGGGCGAAGAAATGGCTAGCGGACTGCCCTGGGTTCGCATGGATTCAGACATCTACGCGAACCCCAAAGTCGCCGAGTTCGTCGACGCGCACGGACAGAAAGGACTCGCAGCACTAGCCGTCTGGCAGTTCGCGATCCAATACAGCGGCGCACACGCAACAGACGGGCAGATCCACAAGGCCGTACTCCGCATGATCCACGGAACCCCAGTTCACGCGCGACTTCTCATCGAAGGCGGGTTCTTCACCGCGGACGAGAACGGGTGGGTCATCGACGGCTACATCAACCATCAACCGTCACGCGCAACGACCGATGCGATCCGTGAGGCCAGATCCGAAGCGGGCCGGAAAGGCGCTGCGAAGCGCTGGGCAGGAGACGAAACGTGATGGCACCGGATAGCAAATTGCCATATGGCAACGCGATGACACAGGCCATTAGCAAAGCGGATAGCACGGTACGGGACGGTACGTACGGAACGGTACGCAACCAAGACTCCGGAGTAGATCCTCACGTCTCATATGCGGTCGGGGCTGTGGATAAGAGGGAAGTCAGTCGGACTCGAGGACGGAAAGCGTTCGAGAAGCAAGCCGAACGATTCGCCGAACTGAACAACCGCGGCTACTCCGCCGAACGGATCGCTGCAGACCTCGGAGTATCCGCACGATCAGTTCAACGGTGGCGCGCACGAACCGACACCCGCGTCAAACCCGCGCCGACACAACGACCACCCGAAGCACACCAACGAGTCCTCGAGCTCCTACAAGACGGGGCATCGATGGAAGAAGCCGCACGATCCGTCGGCATCTCATCCCACACCGTCCGCCGATGGTTTCCAGACGCGCGCCCATGGACCCGAGCACAAGTCGGCGAATACGCGGCCATGTGCCGAACCGCGAGCATCCACCACCTCCGCTGAAAGGAGAACCGCATGATCACGCTCTACACAAAACCATCCTGCGTCCAATGCACAGCAACGCACCGGGCACTAGACGCGGCCGGCATCCCATACGTCACCGTCGACCTCGCAACCACAAACCACGCACTCGAACACGTCATCGCACTCGGACACCTCCAAGCACCCGTCGTCATTGATGACACCACCGGGGAGTCATGGTCCGGCTTTCGACCCGATCTGATCGACGCCATCGCAGCACGACTCAAGGAGAACAACGCATGAGCAAAGCAACCATGACCATCGAAGGATTCGTCGCCAAAGACCCCGAAATCCGCGACGTCAACGGCCAGCAAGTCGCAACCGTCACCGTCCCCCACCAGGCACGCCGCAGAAACCGCGACACCGGCCAGTTCGAAGACGTCGGCGACGTTCTGTGGGTGCAGGCCGCGTTTTGGGGGAACGACGCGATCGCCATCACCCACGCCGCGCGGAAGGGGGAGTTGGTAACGATCACGGGTCAGCCCGAACTCCACGTCTACACCAAGAACGACAACACCACCGGCGCACAGCTGCGACTCAAATTCGCCACCCTCGGCGTCATCCCACGCGCCGCCAAACCCGCCGCTAACACCTGGGACGCCTCCAACGCCACCCCCGCGCCGGCCGCTGACGACTGGGGCACAGGAGGGGTGGACGACTCGACGATTCCCTTCTGACGACACGCCTTCTAAAGGTCCGGTCAGAGGGGCATTCCGGTAGAATTGAGACAGCCCCGAATAGCGCGCCAACGCTCATTCGGGGCCTAACCCACCAGATCGATTACGGCGATTGGAGGGCTGCGATGGATTCTACCCAGAAGCAGTCCGGGGGCTTCAGATCCCCCGAGCGTTGGAACTCAGTACCCGTCCCCGAGCGCGTCGCGCTGCGGGCCTACGAGAACGTCGACATCCTCGACGACGGCTGCTGGATCAGCAGATACTCGACCGCATCACATGGGTATGCACAGATCGGCTGGCAGGAGAACGGCGGGCGCTGGGTCGTACTAGCGCATCGAGCGGCATGGGTGCACGTCAACGGTCAGATGCCCCTCGGCATGACCCTTGATCACACCTGCAAGACGCGGCGCTGCGTGAACCCAACCCATCTACGGATGCTTCCCAACTACGAGAACGCACGCCGCGTCAACGGCATGGATTGGCCGATGGGCCAGTGCGCTAACGGGCACCCCAACTCGTCTCTCGAGCCGCGTGTGGCGCACGACAAGAAGGGCCGGCCACGCGACGGGGTGCTCTGCAGCCAATGTCGAAAGATCTACGTCGGCCGCAACAACTGGCGCAACCGCCGCCCGAATGAGCCGCTTCCCGAGCGGCTACTGCTCGCATCCGAAAGGAACCCGGCATGAGTTCTTCTGACCCGCAGCACACAGAACAACAGGATGGGAGGACGCGATGAGCCTCTACTACGAAGACGACCACGTAACGCTCTACCACGGTGACTGCCGCGACTTAGTCAATTGGCGACGCGCCGACGTGATGGTGACGGACCCGCCTTACGGCACTGCGGGGGACGTCAAGCGAGGCGCGGACGGCTACGGACGCCGTAAACGCTCCGAGAGAGGCGAACAGCGGATAGCCAGCGGGCAGGGAATCGCGAACGACCGGGACACAACCTGCCGGGACAGTGTGCTGAACGGCTGGGGAGAACGGCCAGCGCTCGTATTCGGCTCTCCACGGCTGGCCGACCCCCCCGGGACATGGGAGGACCGGCTGGTCTGGGACAAGGGGCAGATGGGCCTGAATGGTGGCCCCTGGCGATATCAGCACGAATCGATCTATGTGCGCGGATTCCGCCGCGTCTCGGATGGCGACTCGAGCATCCTTCGATCTATCGACCAGCGGGGGAGCGGCGCTTGGCGACCACATCCGCACTTCAAACCGATCGGCCTGATTGAGCATCTGGTCGAGCGCGCTCCAGATGGTGTAATCGTCGATCCTTTTGCCGGGAGCGGAACCACGCTCATCGCCGCTCGCAACCTCGGGCGGAAGGCGATCGGTGTCGAGATCGAGGAGAAATACTGCCAGCTCATTGCCGCTCGCCTTTCGCAGCAGGCATTCGACTTCACAGCCTTGGAGGTCCGGTGATACACGTCACTCCTGCGATGGTGGCGATGGCGGCTGAAGCTTTCGCCATCGCCGAGCACGGCGATAGCGCTGATCTGCGTGAGGTCGATTACTACGCCCCCAAGATACGTGTGGCTCTAGCGGCGGCGCTGGCAGCGCGCGACGTGGAGGAGCGACGCCACCTATTGAACCCGCCGCCTGGATGGTTCGTCTTCGGAACCCACGCAGATCAGCCCGGCTTGCGGCTGGAGTTCTGGGGAAATCAAGACGGATTCCCTGTTTGGGAAAGGGAGGCAAAGCCCGTGAGTGCTCTCTCTGCCTCCGGTTCGACCGAGACGACAGGGCCAGATAGTCCGAATCAGGAGGTTGATGACCGTGCCTGAGCCCTTTTCGCGGGACGAACAGAACATGACCGTATGGCAGCGGCTCCGCACCGCCTGCGAGTCGAACCTAGGCGCGTTCGCCGACGACGAGATCGACGGCATCGTGCGCGCCCTCCACCCTCACATGGTCCGCGAGCGGGCCGACGCCAGTGCACAGGAAGGCACGATATGAGCACTTTTCCCCAGTACGCGAAGACCAACATGACGGACGTCATCGAAGCGATTGAACGGAACAAGCAGGGCCGCCGCGACTTCCACGATCGTGCCGTGGCGTTCTCGATGGCGCAGGGAGCCCAGGACGGCGCGTTCTACCCGTCATCGTTCGCCGGCGGGCACGCGATCAGCGCCATCGGTGGAGACACGAAGCCCACAACTGGAAGATGGAAGGAGGGGTACCGCGGCGGGTGGCTCCCCTTCAAGAACAACCCGCTGATGGCAGAGCTCGAGTCGATCAAGTTCTCGGAGGAACCCGTTCCCGGTCTGCCGACTCTCGCGTACGGCCCGTATACCGAGCGCGGCAGCCAGCACGTATCCACCCCGCAGCCATTCATCCATGAGGGCGCGGTCTACGTGGGGTTCAACTGGCAGCCGGTGGAAGTCGAACGCCGGCGCTCGGGAGCGAATCCCGAGGATGGCGGCTGGGAGGAGATCAAGGCAAGCGAGTACCACGCAGCACGCGAGGCCTACAACGCCGCTCTGGAGGCTGCTGCTCGGGTTGGGGGTGCGGCATGAGCGAGCACCTGAATCAGGCAGTGATCGGCGGCGGACTCACGATCTGCGGTTTACCGCCACGCGAGCGTCTCGTCACCATCGATCCGCACCCCTGCTGGAACTGTCAGGGAGCCCGCGTCTTGCGCGTCTTCTCGGGATCCGGTTGGTACGAGGACCACAAGACATGCCTCGACTGCGGGGAGGACGTTGCGAGCGGCTACCGGCCCTTCCGGCCGCGGTGGCGGAAAGACAACATCGCGAGTGCCGAGAAGTGGCTCGACCAGGTGATCCCGTCCGAGGACTACTTCCGCATGGCGAGTGCCGCGGTGCGCGAGGAGATGCAGTGGAACGAGGAGCCCGCTCCTACAAATCACACGAACCGGGACGAGGGGACCCGATGAGCAGGACGGTCTGGAAGTACTCGATCAGCATGTACCGCGAGGTGGTCGGGACGTTCTTCATCCCGAAGGGCGCAACGCTCGTGCACGTCGCCCCGGAGATCATCAATCCCGGTTCGCTCGCCGAGCAGGCAGTCAGCCTGTGGTTCGAGGTGGAGTCAGAGGCGGACAAGGAGCCGCGTGTGTTCGAGCTTTTCGGCACCGGCCACCCCATACCCGATGGGGCCGGGTTGTACCGCGGCACAGCGGTCGTTCCTCCGCTCGTCGTGCACGTGTACGAGCGCGACGCCATCGAGCCGACCGGGGAGGAGAGCCTGAATGTCTGACATCGCCGAGTTCTGCGACAACTGCGCTGGACCCTACGACGGCTGGTTGGCGGATCAGCACGGAGGGCACTGGGATACCTGCCCCGATCGCGTCCATGAACAGCAGCCCGCGCCCATGCCAATGCCCGTCACGCCTCCTAAGCCGCGGATCACCCTGCGCAAAGATGGGGCACTTCTGGACACAGGGCACGCCGACGTGCTGCACGGATCCTGGGCGGAGGCGATCCAGCACTCTGCCCGCATCTGCCGCGACTACCGAACCCGACTCGCCTGCTGGGTGAATGCGTTCGCCGCTCGTGCGTCCTCCGGTTCGACCGGATCGGATGATGTACCGCCGACTGATATTTCCGGAACATGAGCGAAAGGCTTATCCGCAATGACCGATCACGCTGACGTCGGATACCTGACATGGTCCGAGTTCGACCGGTTCCGTGCCGCCATCCACCGATCAATGATCATCGTCCCCTGGTTGCACGCTGCCGGGTACATCAAGGGCGATGTCAATGAGATCCGTTCACCGTCGTCCGATCATCCGCTCGGTCTTCCGCCGACTTGGTTGGCCGCTGAGGAGATCTCGAGGCTGTCGGGGGAGTTGCGTTACTGGGCTGACCTTGAGGATGTCGCGAACGACGACTACGGGGCAGGCGTGGCTAAACAGTTCACCCGCGAAGTCGAAACAGCGTCCGCACGTTGGCCGATCGAGGACAAAGCGCGCCCTGTCCGCCACCTCCGCTGCCAGTCCTGCTCGGGGGAAACGATCCGTTACGACCCGCCCCGATTCCAGGACGACACGGTGAAGATCGCATGCACCGAATGCGCACGCGTGTACACCGACGACGAATTCGCCACCCTCGTTGAACTCGTCGCCGCGGAAATGACACGCGCGGAGGTGAAGGTTGGGAGCACTAGACGACTGGGTGCAGCTTGAAGAGGCCGTAACCATCGCAGGCCGGAACGAGAAAACCATCTACCGGTGGGCGCGTTACGGGAAAGTCCGAACTGTCCGGCCAGGGAATGTCACCTGGTACAACCTCGCCGACCTAAGAACAGCGACACGAAAAGGACCAGGAAGACCACGCACAGAAATCTGAGAAATGTGATACGGTAACGCCGAGGCTCGAGAACTGTACTTAGAGCCGATACGAGCCGCCAAGGTCAAACACGACCGGGCGGCTTTACTCATTCCTCCCGGGTGGCTCGCTTGGCAAAGCGGCGAATGCTCGGTCGAGGAAATGGCCGCCCACGTGACACGGGCCGGCCGACCATCTCGTTGCGGGTGCGCGCGACGAGACCACAAACACCGCAGCGCCCATGACGCGCGCGGTCAAACGGCGAAGCCGGCTCACCAGCCGCGGTCGCCACTCACAACTTGAAAAGAGAACCCCGCGACGGCGGCAACCGTCCGGGGTGATGACCGACTCGGGAAGGAGTCGATGTGTCGAACGTTACCAGCGAGCTCACTCACTGCAAACAGGGGCACGACCTGCGTGAGGTCGGTACCTACAAAGTGGGCGCGTACCAAAATTGTCGGGTTTGCCATCGCGCTTCGATCAAGCGCTCATCCGAGCGTAAAGCCGCTATGCGGTCTCATCGCGAAGAGCTGATCCCCGAAGATCTGTCCCGGTTCATGAAGAAGATAGACCGATCGGGTGACTGCTGGGTTTGGACTGGCGCTAGCAACAACCGCGCCGGCGGCTACGGGATCTTCGCGATAGCAGGGCGGAACCGGCTCGCGCACAGGGTCAGCCTCCGCCACTTTCGTGGCCCGTTCCCCGATGACGCGGATGTGGACCACCTGTGCCGGAACACGCGGTGCGTGAATCCGGATCACCTAGAGGCCGTTTCTCACGTTGAGAACATGGCGCGCGGAGTCATCGGAGGCGCAATTTTCTTGCGCACAGGCGCTTGCCTGCGCGGGCATGTCGACGAGTACGCCATCAAAGCAAATGGGACACGAAACTGCAGGGCGTGCGCTCGCATGTTCGGGCGGGACAAAAGAACCCCAGTCCCCGTAGAGCCCATCCGCTTGATGAACGACAACTGAAAACCATCGTCGGCTGAAACTGACAGGAACCAGAACCGTGGCACTCGCCAACGAACTCCAAGAGCTCAGAGCGGCCAAACCCCGCACCTTCGACCAGTGGTTAGAGATCGCTGAACCCGAAGAACGCGACATGGTCCTCGAAGCAATCAACGACCGGGCCCTGCTACCCAACGCGCTGGCAGTTGTCCTCCGGAAGAACGGGATCCCGGTGACACGGGAACGCATCATCGAGATGCGTGAGGGCGACGCATGACACTCGCCACGGACCTCGCGTCGCTGAAGACGATCAACCCGATGGTCCGCAACCGGATCCTGATCCTCGACGTCGAACGCGTCGCCGGTATCACGCAGCAGTCGTGGTGGGATCGCAAGGATCTGCAGAAACGGTACATCCACCACGAGTCAGTCATCCGCGAACCGCGCACGACCATCGTCTGCGCGAAGTGGTACGACTCGGACGAAGTGATCCGCCTGACCGAGTGGGACAAGGGTGGACGCGGGGCGTTCCTGAAGCGGGTTCACGCCCTTATGGCTACCGCTGACATCATCATTGGGCACAACCTCGATGGTGCGGACGTCCCGTGGCTGCTAGGCGACTTCTACCTTCCGCGGGTGGGTCACAAGCACCGACCGAACCTTCCCCCGTTGCCACCGTTCAAGACGGTCGACACGTTGAAGGTCATGCGTCGCCAGTTCCGGTCAGGCGCACCATTCAAGTCCCTCGACGCGCTGTGTCAGATCCTCGGCATCCCCGCGAAAACGGACGTGTACGACCGTGACGCGATGGACCGCGCCGTTGCCGGATCTACTGAAGATCGCGAACGGCTCACCGAGTACTGTGCCGGCGACGTCATCGCCACCCAAGGCTTGTTCGACGCGTTACGGCCGCACATCAAGAACCACCCGCACTTGTTCGTTGATGGGGCGGACAAGCTCACGACGTGCAACCGGTGCGGACACCAAACGGAACCGACCGGGCGCCGATACGTCGGCACCGTCCTGTCGTACAGCATGCGTAAGTGCGTGAGCTGCGGCGGCTACTCGCGCATCAGCATCGAGCCCGAACGGATGTCGATCGTCCGCGGCGTGTAGCCGCATCTGTTGGGGGCGAACCGCTAGCTACCGGGCGCCTTAAACGAGGTCAAGCTTCGTCGGACCCGCCCATCCCTGAACCTGTATCCGCCAACCCTCCGGTCAAATATCCCACGGGGCCTCGAGCCATCACATTGGATTACCGCGGAGCCGAGTGCGGCGGACACAAACCCCTGATTGATCTCCCACCCCAAGAACCGGGACACGCCATGGACGAACGGGTCGGATGTGACGGGCCCCGCTGCCCAGCGCGCGCTCATCCATGTCCTCATCCTCGGCCGCTCGTTAGATTTCTGCGGTCACCATGGCGACGCGTACATGCCCCGCCTACTCGAGGTCGCCGACATGCTCACCGACGACCGCATGACTGTCTACACCTGACGACTGGACACGGTGATGAATGCGCGCGATGACTTCGGAGTCTCCCAACTGCTGCGAGACGTGAAGCGACGTACCGACTGGGTTGAGCCCTTCCCCGAAGGTGACCACATCCTCGTCGCCAAGGAAGCAGGAGGCGACGACTGATGCTCGATGACCGTGTCGAACGGCTACTCATCAAAGCCGAGCAAGCCACCGACCGCAACGACATCGACCAAGCCGAGATGTACCGCACACTCGCCGGTCACGCCGCCTACCTCAACCGCAAAGAAGCGCGAGACATGAACCGCACCTTCCTCGGCATCGCCCGAACCGGAGACGACACATGAGCCACCTCGCCGCCATCGCTGCAGGTGCCGCCATCGTCGTCGTTGTGCAACGCACATGGCGTCGCGTATCCGTCTGGGCACTCTCCCGAGGCGACTACTAGTCACGCGCTCGTAAGACAGGCCGCAAACCTGTGGACAGTGAGCTTGTTTATGACGCTCGGAACGAGTCGTGGAACGAGTAGCGCACAGGCGCATCGTGTCAAAACCGTACCAATATCGGTACGGTTCTGGCGCCAACGAGTGGCTTAGAACGAGTCGCGATTCAGGGAGACAGCGGAGGGCATGATGAGCGGCACACCGATCTACGACCGCCTTGCACGGGGCGACAAGCTGAACCCCTTCAAGAACGGACGGCGCGCACTCGTCTCAGATGACCGGCAGCTGACCGTCCCCGTCGAGCGGCCAGTCGAGGACGCTCTCAACCGTCTCACGGAACACCACTTCGAGGCCGCAGTAGCAGCGCTCGCACCCTTCGGCTTGCACCCCTACGACGTCGCACGCCCGACATACGAGCGCGTGGTCTACGAAGACGAGGTGTGATCGTGGGTGCGAACGAGAAAGCTGCGGCGACCTACCACCCGTCGTATGCCTGCGAGTCCTGCACCTGCAACTACCCTTCCTACCTCGCAGCCCTCGACTGCGCAGAACAAGACGCACTCGAACGCGAAGACCGAGCCAACGGACGCCTCTACCGCTCACACCGCGGATAACTGACTGACCCTTCCCCCGGAGGTGCCAATTGGCTGACCACACGATCACCGCCGACGAGGTCGGGGCATACAACCTCGAACTCACCGCAGGACAACCCGTCACCGTCCGAATCGACACCCGCTACGCATCCCTCGCTTACTCCGTGCGTGTCTTCGCGCAGACCGGTGACAGCCCCGTCTTCGCACGACTCGGCGATCAGGTAGCCGTCGCGGACCCGAAAGCACTTATCGTGCCCATCGGATCCTGGACCGACATCGACCTCGGATACACCGACGCCGCCACCATCTCCATCGTCAGCGAAGACAACGCAACCGTATCGGTAGCCCGCCAATGACCCGCGGCTACGTACCCGACTCAACCTCCGCCACACGAGCCATCGCCCTCGCAAACAACGCACGGCAGATGGTCCTCAACCGTGACCCCCGATTCACCGACCTCGCAGCGATCGTCACCCAACTGACCGGCGACCTGCGAACCCTGAACGGCAACCTGGCCGACGCCGTCAACGCCCTCGCCGCGAACACCTCAGCAGACCAGGCCACCCGCACCCAGCTCAACAACATCGGCGCGCAAGTCACATCAGTCGGCACAGAGCTCGCACGACTCGACAACGAACTCGAGATCGCAACCGCCGGCCTCGCAGCATCAGACGCAGAACTCGCAGCACGCATCACCACCGTCGAAGAAGACATCGACAGTGAAGCAATCGCACGAGCCAACGCTGACGCTGCAGAAGCACGCGCACGAGCAGACGCCGACACCGCCAACCAAACCAAACAAGCAGCAGCCATCGCCGCCGAAACAGCAGCACGGCAAGCAGCAGACGCCGCACTCGCATCACGAGCCGCAGCCCTCGAAAACTACATGCCCGCCGTCACATCAGGCCGCGCATCCAAGCCCAGCCTCATCATGGCAGCCGGCGCAACAACCGACATCCTCGTCACCTTCGACACCCCAGCACCCGACACCAACTACGTACCCGTACCCGTACTCGACGCACCCAACCTTGCACTCTTCAGCATCGTCGGATTCCCCACCAAAACCCGGGAAGCAGTCACCGTACGCGTACGCACCAGCGCAGTCATCGGCGTCGGCATCACACTCAACATCACCGTCATCGCACTCAAGCTGTAATGCCAGGCGAAGGACGACCCTGGCGCAGAGAAGCAGCCGCCTACCGACGCGAGTGCCAACGGGTCAACGCATCGTGCTGGATCTGCCGCGGCCAACGCGGACCCATCCAATACGACGCACCACCACGCACACCACTCAGCTTCACCATCGACCACAAGACACCCACCTCACACGGCGGGGCCATGGTCAACCGCAACAACTGGGCACCCGCACACTTCAGCTGCAACAGCAGCCGCGGTAACGCCTCACGTGGCGACTTTCCAAGCAGCCGCCGCTGGTGATCGAACCCGACCATCGACACAAGGGGTGGGGCCGGGGCCTCGAGGGGTCCTCTGGCGGTCGGTCACCGGGGAGGCGACCCTTCTCTCCCCGCAACAAATCGGGGCTCTCATACGGACGGCGGTGCCTGTTGTGTCGGTGCAGTCGAGCGTGACGGCGGAGCTTGAGGGGCGGTCGGTTCCGGGTTGGAAGCGGGAGTTGCTGTTGACGTTGGCGGAAGCGATGGATACGTCTCCGAATGCGTCGATCGCGAAGGAATTGCGGTCGTTGATGGATGACGTTGGTGCTAAGCCGGCGGCGGTGGGGGATGTGAGCGATGACCTTGCTGCAAAGCGCGCCGCTCGTCGTTCCGCCGCGGGTTAGGTCTGTTCCGGAGTATTCGTTTACGTCTGGTGTTGAGGCGATTGAGCTCGCTGATTCTGTCGGTTTGGATGCTGACGATTGGCAGCAGGCTGCTGTGTTCGACATCCTCGGCGAGGATGACCACGGCAAGTGGGCGTCGTTCGAGTCGGCGGTGATTGTCCCGCGCCAGAACGGCAAGGGCACGATCTTCGAGATTGTCCAGCTGGCCGATCTGTTCCTGTTCTCGAGCGCGCAGCGTGACTTCCTGGCGATCCACACGGCGCACGAGTTCAAGACCGCTCAAGAGGCGTTTCGGCGCCTGCTGTTCTGGGTCGAGAACACCGATTGGTTGCGCAAGAAGGTCAAGCGGGTTTCGACTGCGCATGGTGAAGAGGGCATTGAGCTTCTGAACGGAGCTCGTCAGCGCTTCCTGGCTCGTTCGAACGGTTCAGGCCGTGGGTTCTCGTGTGACCGCCTCGGTTACGACGAGGCTTATCATCTTCCCGAGGAGACGGTAGCTGCTTCTCTGCCGGCGCTGTCTGCTCGTCCGAATCCGTCGGTTATCTACGCGTCTTCCGCGCCTCGCGGCGACCAGTACGGTCTTGTTCTGCGTCGTGTGATGCGTCGCGGACGGCAGGAGCCCGAGACCAAGGGCGATCCGAAGCCGGCACAGGACCCGAACCTTTGCTACATCGAGTACAGCGCTGATCCGAAGGCTGATCTTGATGATCCGGCTGCACGGTTGCAAGCGAATCCTGGTGCGTCGTCCTCGCGCGGAGTTCCGTCGCTTGAGTACATGGACAAAGAGCGCGCGGGCATGTCTGAGGTCGCGTTCGCTCGTGAACGTCTAGGAATCCTGGACGAGCACGAGGGTGCTGCGGTCGTTGATTTGGACGTCTGGGATGACCTCGCTGAGGTTGGGGCGCAGCCGTTGGATCCGGTGGCTTTCGCTATCGATGTGAACCCGGATTCGTCGTTCTCGAGCATTGCGGTGTCGGGCACGACGGCTGAGGGCCGGTTGTTCGCATCGGTCGTTGAGCGTCGCCGTGGCACGGGTTGGGTTGTCGACTTCGTCGAGGATCTCGTTTCGAAGTGGAACCCGACGTCGGTCACTCTCGACGCGATTAGTCCTGCGGGTGCGTTGCTCCCCGCGTTCGCCGAGCGAGGTGTCGAGGTGGACGTGGTTACGACTTCTCAGTACGGGCAGGCGTGCGGAGCGTTCAAGGCGGCGGTTGATGAGCGCCGGATGATCCATGAGGGTCAGCCGGGTCTCAGGGCGGCTCTGGAGGCGGCACGGAAGCGCCCCCTGGGCGACTCTGGCCTGTGGGGCTGGCATCGCCGGGACACGACGGACATCACGCCGTTGGTAGCGGCAACTTTGGCAACGTTCGCGCATGTGCGGACATCGGGTGCTGCGATGCAGACGCCTGTCGATACGCGAGTTGTCGTGTTCAGGTGAAGGGGGTGGGCGTGTGGTCCTGTCTGTGACGGAGAACTCGTTCATCACGAGCCTGCAAACGACGTTGGTGAGCTCTCGGCCGGCGACGACGACGTTGGATGAGTATTACGAGGGTGGGCACAAGCTGAAGCAGCTTGGCCTGTCGATTCCGCCTGAGCTTGAGGCGTTTTCGGTGGTGTTGAACTGGCCTCGGGTGACGGTTGACGCTCTTGAGCGTCGTCTGGATGTGCAGGGGTTCCGTGCTGGTGATGGGAAGCCGGATCAGGGCCTGTGGGATGTGTGGCAGTACAACAACATGGATGAGCGTGCGTCGTTCGCTCACACTGATGCGCTGGCTCTTGCCCGTTCGTACGTGTGTATCGGGACGAATGAGGCTGATCGGCGTTACCCGCTGATCACGATTGAGTCGCCTTACGAGATGATCGCGATTCGGGATCCCCGGACGCATCGTGTGACTGCAGCTCTGCGGTCGTACGACCCTGCTGACGGCATCGGGCTCGATAAGCGTGTGACGTTGTACATGCCGAACTACACGCGCTGGCTGGTGCGTGATGGTGGCGAGTGGGTAGACGAGTTCGCCCCCGACATCCACAACCTCGGGTCTGTTCCGGTGGTTCCTCTGGTGAACCGGAACCGCGCTACTCGTCGCTACCGTCCGTTCGGGGTGCTTGAGGGCGTTTCGGAGATGTCGGACATCATTCCGGTGGCTGATTCTGCGTCTCGTGCGATCACGAATGCGCAGTTGCTGCAGGAGACGATGGTTGCGCCGGCTCGTGGTGTTCTGGGTGCGACTAAGGGTGACTTCGTTGATCAGCAGGGCAACCCGCTGTCGGCGTGGCAAACGTACTTCGGTTCTGTGTGGGCGATGGCGAACAAGGATGCGAAGACGTTCCAGTTCGATGCCGCAGACATGAAGAACATCGAGACGATCGTGAACGTGTACGCGCGTCAGGCGTCGAGTGTGGGTTCGCTGCCGGTCGAGTATTACGGGCTGAACACGGAGAACCCGCCGTCTGCTGATGGGCAGCGTGCGGGTGAGACGCGGCTGATTAAGAACGCGGAGCGGAAGCAGACGTCGTTCGGTCATTCGTGGGAGACCGTGATGCGGTTCGTTGAGCGGTTCCGGACTGGTTCGTGGGACCTGTCGAACACCCGGATTGAGACGATCTGGCGGGATGCGGGCACGCCGACTGTTGCTCAGGTGACGGATGCGGTTGTGAAGCGTTACCAGACGGGTCTTGTCGATTGGGAGACGGCTCAGGAGCGCATGGGGGAGACCCCGGCGGCAATTGAGCAGATGAAGACGCGTCGTGAGGCTGATTTCGAGGCGTCGTTTACGGCTGGCGTGCAGCGGTTCGTCGAAGAGGAGTAGCCGATGGCTATCGCTGACGAAGCGAGGGCGGTTCAGGATCGCGCGATTCGTCGGTCTGATCGTGCTGCGAATGCTGCTTTGGTGGCGTGGTGGCGTGTGGATGGTTCGGCGTTGGATGCGTCGTGGGATGCGGTTGTTCCTCAGGTTGAGGCTGTTGTGGCTGAGGCTGTGCGGGGTAACGCTGCGTCTGCTGGCCGGTTCACGTCGGCGGTGGCTGCTGCGGACGGCATGACGGGTGACGTTCTTGTCCCCGAGGCGTTCACGGGTGTGGATGGTTCGGGCCGTTCTATGCGGTCGTTGCTGCATGGTGCGGTGACGACGACGAAGCAGGCCATCGGCGCGGGCATGTCGATCCCGGACGCTCTAATCACTGGCGGTTCGTACCTGACGCTGATGTTGAAGACCGCGGTCGCTGATGTTGAGCGGTCATCGTCGATGTCTGCAGCTGCAGGCAAGGGTTACGTCCGTTATGTGCGCCTGGTGAATCCGGGCGCGTGCTATCGGTGCGCGATCATGGCCGGCTCAGACCGTTACCGGTCGAACTTCCTGCGGCATCCTGCATGCCGATGCAGCACGGTCCCTATCAAGGGCTCGAGCGTGCCGGACGGTTTGTTTTCGTCGCCTGAGGAGTATTTCGGTTCTCTGTCGCGGTCTGAGCAGGACCGGGTGTTTACGCCGGCTGGCGCCGAGGCGATCCGGTTGGGTGCTTCTCCGATCAGTGTTGTGAACGCTCGTCGTGGGGCGAAGCGGATGACGCCGACGCCAGGGTTCAGCCCGTCTCGGCTGCAGCGTTCGGTCATCGGGCGGCGTCCTGACGGTTCCCCGGTGATGGGGTACACGACGGTAGAGGCAACCACGCGCCGCGGGTCATTCGGTCGGCGGCAACGGTCCCTCGGGTCGGCTGAACAGCGTCTGGCCGGGTCGCGGTATTCGTCGTCGGCACGGCCTCGACTTATGCCGGAGTCGATCATCGAGCTCACTGACGACGTTGAGATGCGGCGCCTGCTTCTACGGGATGCCGGCTACCTCGAGCCCTTGATCGTGAACCTCGCCGATACCCGGGCGATAACGAACCGTGCAGCCCTGCAGGCCCGCGATAAGGCCGCTGCGGACGCTTTCTACCGCTCCAAAGGCATCACGGTCACCTGAACTTCCCGCGCTGCGGGAGAACACCCTGCACGTGCGATGCGTGCAGGCAACTTGAGCGATTCAAGGAGAAGAACATGTCGGATGAGAACCCTCAGGGCGACCCTGAAGCTCTCGGTGACGCTGGCAAGGCGGCTCTCGCCGCTGAACGCAAGCGCGCTAACGATGCAGAGAAGCAGGCGCGCGAAGCGCAGGCACGCATCAAGGAACTCGAGGAAAAGGACGCGACCGAGATCGAGAAGGCAACCCGCCGGATCGCTGAGCTCGAGTCCGCTAACCAGACCCTCACCACGGACCTGCAGACCCGCGACCGCACCATCCTGCGGCTCAACACGGGCATCGATGAGGGGCTTCCGAAGAACCTCATCCTGCGGCTGCAGGGCGACGACGAGGAAGCGCTGAAGGCAGACGCTGCGTCGCTCCGAGAACTCATCCCCGACAACACTCCTAGCCCTTTCCCGAAGGCGGACCCGTCTCAGGGCCCCAAGGGTGCGGGCAAGACAAGCAACGCCGACCTGTTCGCATCAGCGATGGATCAGGCCGGCCTCTAACAACCCCAAGGAGGGGTCATGGCTGGAATTGACGTTAACCGGACTACCGCAGGCATCACGCTGACGCCTGAGCAGTCCGCTGAGATCTGGTCGAGCGCGGAGTACGCGTCGGCCGCGCTGCAGCTGTCCCAGCGTGTCGCGCTGCCCGGTTCGGGCCTGTCGGTCGACATCATCACGGGCGAGCCTGAGGCTGAGTGGGTTGGCGAGACCAACGAGAAGCCGGTCGATCGCCCGACCTTCAGCTCGAAGCTGATGACCCCGTACACGATGGCGGTCATCGTGCCGTTCTCGAACCAGTTCCGCCGCGACAAGGCTCGCCTTTACGCGGAGGTCGTTCGGAAGCTTCCTCAGGCCCTGGGCCGGAAGCTCGACCAGACGATCTTCGGCGGCGGTGCTGCGCCCGGTTCGAACTTCGACACCCTCGCCGGTGCTGCGACCGTCGGAATCGCGGGCAAGACCTACAAGGGTCTCGTTGCTGCGGACCAGGCCATCGCGACCGGTGGTGGCGTGCTCAACGGTTGGGCACTGTCCCCGCAGGCGCGTGGTCTGCTGCTCGGCGCGGAGGACACCACTGGGCGCCCGCTGTTCATCAACAACGTGCAGACCGATGGCGCGGTTCCCGCGCTGCTCGGCTCGCCGGTCTACACCACGCAGGGCGTCTACAAGACGGACTACAACGGTGCAACCGCGGGCACGGACAACCAGCTCGGCTTTGCTGGCGACTGGTCGTCCGCGCACATCGGCATCGTCGAGGACATCCAGCTCGACATCAGCACGCAGGCCACCATCAACGACGGTGGCACGCAGATCAATCTGTGGCAGCGGAACATGTTCGCTGTCCGCGCGGAGTTCGAGGTCGGTTTCCGGGTGCGTGACATCGCTCACTTCGCCCGCCTGTCGAACGCGGTCCAGGCGTGACCGTACTGAACGCCCCCAACTCGACCGCGACGATCGACCTCCCTGAGGAACTGATCGAGCGGTATGAGGCGGCTGGGTGGACTCGGGTCGAGAAGCCGAAGCCGGTTACGTCGGCGAAGAAGTAGTCAGGGGAGGGGACGGGATGGCTAGTCCAGCAACGATCACGGATCTGACGGCACGGTCATTCCGTCCCCTCACTGAACAAGAGCAGGCGGTCGGTGCGACGCTGCTCGAGGATGCTTGGAACCTGATCCTCACGCACCGTCCTGGTGCGGCGGACCGTCTCACGGATCCGACGTATCTGGCTCTCGTGAAGCAGGTTCAGTGCGCGATGGTTCTGCGGGTCGTCAAGAACCCTGAGGGGTTCCTGTCTGAGCAGCAGGACGACTACCAGTACCGGCGCGACTCTGCGGTCTCGGCCGGCGCTCTGTACGTCTCGGACGCTGAGCTCGCGCTGCTGGGTAGCGGTGAGGGCGTTTCTGAGGGCGCGTGGACGATCAACACTCGCCCGCCCGGCATCGGGCCCGGTTACTGGGCCACGACTGACACGTGGGTGCCCCTGTGAGCGCGCTCGAGCGTGGCCGGCGGATGGCTGAATCCAGGATGTCCGAGACGGTTGTTGTGGGTTCGTTCACGGACGGCCATGACGATCAAGGGAATCCGACGCGTGTGCCCGACGTGACCCGTTATGAGGGCCCGGGGCGGATCAAGTACGAGTCGTTGGCGGTTTCGGAGCAGGACGGTGCGGGTTCTCCTGTGGCGTCTCAGGCGCCGTTTCTTTCTGTCCCGTCGTCGTCTGCGATGGCGTATGAGGGTGACGAGGTGCTGGTGACGGCATCGACGTCGGATGCGCTGTTGGTGAATCGGCAGTATCGGATTGCTGGTGTTCCTCAGGCGGGGCAGACGACGTCGCACAGGTTTCCGTTGGAGGAGATCAGCTAGGAGCTTCCGTGGACGGGTTCGGTGAGGTGCTGCGTTTGGCGGCGGATCTGACGGGTGCTGCGAATGGTGCCGAGGTGGCGCGTAACGCTGAGAAGGCGTTGAAGTTCACTTCGGTGCAGTTGAAGCGGGATTGGCAGCAGGGTGCTGAACGGACTGGCCTGACGGGGTATGCGGCGTCGATCGACTTCGACATCAAGCATGCGGCGGGCGAGATCAGTAGCGAGATCGGGCCGAACCTGGGACGCAACCAGGGCTCGTTCGGTTTCGTCGAAGAGGGCGGCAGCAAGGTTCGCTCGCAGCCTCAACACGCGGGACGCGACAGCCTCGAGGCGAACGAACCGGACTTCTACCGGGGCATGGAGATCGCCGTATTCGACGCGTTGACGAAGGCGGTGGGTAAGTGAACCTGCAGAACATCTATGACGCGGTCCGATCGTTGCTCGCTGTCGGTGTCCTCGCTAACGGGATCCCAAACCCAACCGACAAACGCGTGAGCGATTCGGTGCGGGTGAACGGCTCCACCCCTATCCGCGACAACTACGTGGTGTTGAGTGATGAGTCTCCGTTGCTTGAGGAGAACCGGTACACGGCGCTCGAGCGGAGTGATTCGCGGGCACGTCACAGGTTTGATGTGCGTTCGGTTGCGACGTCTCCGGGTGCGAGGCGCCTGTTTCAGCAGACGGCACGCGACAACCTGATTGGCGCGGTGCCGGTGGTTGAGGGGCGGGTGTGCACGCCGGTTCAGCCGGTGGCGCCTGTTGAGGAGGGCCGTCCGCAGCATGACACGACGGCGAACCTATTCCATGTGACGGATTCGTTTGAGTTTTGGTCGTGGCCCGTCTGATGTGCGCTAACGATCCACGCGAGTTCTTCATTCAGCACACCGACGCGTCTCGTGCACGTAACGCCGCGATCTGGGCGGAGACTGCTCGCCGACTGGGGATCGCCCCCGATGAGGACGAGTCCTGATGGGTGCGCGTAAGGACTTGCGGCGGTTCATTGCGTCGGTGAGGGAAGCCCGACATGAGGTGATCCGGCTGGGTGAGGCGTTGAAGTGGGCGCGTAAGCAGCAGCGGAAGCTGCGTGAGGAAAGCGAGAACCAGTGAGTGGATTCATTCGCGTTAAGCCTGCGGATAAGGGGCAGCCGCAGCACGAGTTCGATATCGCGGTTGTGCGGTATGAGGCGGACCCGAAGAAGTACACGGTCGTTGATCGTGAGCCTGTTGCAGAGCCGCGGCAGGTCAAGTACGTCCAGGCGTCGCCTGTGGCAAAGAAGTCCGGTGGATCGACTGAGAAAGGACGGGCCTGACTATGGCCGAAGAGAACGTACCAGCCGGGCAGGCTAGTGACGGCCGAGGCCTCGTGGCTTTCGTCGACGCGATCGCCGACCCCACTGCTCCGACTGCGAGCGTGCTGAACGCCGGTGACCGCATCACCTACTCCCTCGTTCCGGACGGCTTCCGTCACGAGACCACGGAGAACGTGATCAGCGATGGTCGGTACACGCTCAAGCAGCTGCTCGAGCTTCCTGGAACCATCAACGACACTCTCGAGCTTCAGTACGTCGCCGGCACGCCCGCGCAGACCACGCTGACTGAGGGCACGACTGGTTTCATCATCCACCGCCTCGGTGTTGACAACTCTGTTGACTTCGCGGCGGGTCAGAAGGTCGACATCATCCCTGTGCGGATGGGTGTGCAGCGGAAGGTTGCGCCGACCGCCAATACGACGCTGCAGCGTGTGCAGAAGGCATTCGTCACGGGCACTGTGCGCCGTGATGTAGCTGTCGTCTGACTTTGGTTCCTGCCCGGGTGGGTTCACTCCACCGGCTCCACCCGGGCAGGTCTACCCCGTGCCGGTGGGTAGGTGGAGATCGTGGACATCGATATTGATGCGCTGATTGCTGAGCAGCGGGCGGAGATCGAGCGGGTCAAGTCCGAGCAGGTCGATGTTGTTGCTGCGGGCAAGATCGTGACTGTTGTGGTGCAGAAGTTGCGCCCGGATGAGTGGCAGGCGCTGGTCGCGAAGAATGCGCCGCGTACTGCTGTTTCCGCGGATGCGAATGTGGGTTACAACCAGGATGCTCTGCCTCGCGTGTATCCGGTGGACCGGATCAAGGTTGCAGGCAAGACGGTCACTCCGGAGCAGTGGAGTTCGTTCTTTGAGGTGATCGAGCCCGCGCACAAGGCGAACGTGCACACGGTGATGTGGGGGCTGAACGTCTTCACGGCGATCAAGGAGCTGCAAGAACTGGGAAAAGCGGCGGCGGGCCAGCAGTCCAGCTCGCCCGCGAACAGGGAGTCTCGCCGAGCCGCTTCCAAGGCCGGGAGCCGGCAGGTCTGACGCGCCATTTCAATGCGGCGGGTGAGTTGACGGGGTTCTCTGTGACGACCCGCGAACCCGAGTACAGCGACCAGGACCGGGCGCTGTTGCTAGCCGACTGGGCGGAGCGGCAAGAGCCGCGCGGTGCGCACGGCATCAAGCTTTCCGAGTCGACGGATCCGAAGTTTCAGTACGACTGGGAAGTGGATCTGCCGACTACAGATTTCGCGCAGGAGAAGCTCCACAAGGAGCAAGAGAGCTACAAGAACACGTACCCGGATGCGGACGTGTCGTCTCTGTTGTGGCGCGTGAAGCGGACGTCTACTGAGTGACGAATGTGTTGGGTTCGATGGTTGCGCCGTCGGCCTCGCATGCGCGAGCGATCGACTCGGCGGGGTCGTTGAAGGTCTCGAACTCCCGGTAGATGAAGATGTCGCCGGCTGTGGGCCAGTTGTCGACGAGCTCGCTCATGCGGTCGGCGACTTCGCCTTCAGCTTGAAGTGCGGCCTCGTCGACGGCAACGCGGACGTCTTCCCATTCGTCGTCGGTTGAGCCGGCGTCGAACGCGGCACCGATCTGCATCGTGGCGTCTTCGAACGCAGAGCATGCTTCGGCGTTCGGATTGACGGTCGGGGTCGGCGTCGCATTGACCGGTTGGGCAGAAGCGCATCCGGTCAATGCGAGCACCCCGAGCAGCGCCATCGCCCCCAACTTTTTCATGCCGTTGAGCATACGCGGCTAGTGACCTGATAGGTGGTGGTTCGTTTGGCTACTCGGGTCGTTTCTGTTCAGTTGCGTGCGCAGGTTGCTGAGTATCAGCGGGGTATGCAGGATGCGGCGAAGGCGACTCGTGAGGTCGGTACGCAGGGCGAGAAGCTGTCGCAGACGAAGCAGGCGCTTGAGACTTTGGGGCGCACGGGTGTTGTGGCCGGCGGTCTGCTTGCGGCGGGCATCGGTGTTGCGATCGCTCGGTATGCCGAGTTCGACCAGCAGATGTCGTATGTGCAGGCGGCGACTCATGAGACGGCCGAGAACATGGGCCTGTTGCGTGAGGCCGCGCTCGAGGCTGGCGCTTCGACGGTCTTCTCTGCCACTGAGGCGGCAGGTGCGATTGAGGAGCTCTCGAAGGCGGGCGTTTCGACTGCTGACATTCTGGGCGGCGGGCTGAAGGGCGCGCTGGATCTGGCTGCGGCTGGCGGTTTGGGTGTCGCTGATGCTGCGGCGATCGCCTCGACGACGATGCAGCAGTTTGGGCTCACGGGCGCTGACGCTTCCCATGTCGCCGACCTGCTCGCTGCGGGCGCCGGCAAGGCGATGGGTGACGTGCAGGACATGTCGCAGGCGCTGAAGCAGTCTGGCTTGGTCGCGAACCAGTTCGGGCTGTCTGTGGAGGAGACCACGGGCACGCTCGCGGCTTTCGCTCAGGCGGGTCTGCTGGGTTCTGACGCTGGCACGTCGTTCCGGACGATGCTGCTTCGCCTGGCCAACCCGACGGGTGAGGCCGCAGAGGAGATGACCAAGCTCGGGATCAATGCGTACGACGCGTCTGGGCAGTTCATTGGCATGGCCGGTCTCGCCGGGCAGCTCGAGAACGGTCTCGCTGGCCTGACGGATCAGCAGCGCAACGCCTCTCTGGCGATCATCTTCGGGCAGGACGCGATCCGCGGTGCGAACGTTCTGCTGAACGAGGGTAAGAGCGGCATCGAAGGCTGGACCGAAGCCGTCAACGATCAGGGGTACGCCGCCGAAACAGCGGCCACCCGACTCGACAACCTGATGGGCGACTGGGAAGCCTTCACAGGCGCCCTTGAGACCGCCTTCATTCAGATGGGTGCTGGTGCGGACGGGCCTTTGCGGGCGCTTGTGCAGGGCCTGACGGGCCTGGTTGAGGGGTTCACGCAGCTGCCTCCTTGGGTGCAGCAGGGCACGCTGGTACTGGGCGCTGCCGTCGCAGCGATCGCGCTGCTTGGTGGCGGCGCGCTGATCGCCGTGACGAAGATTGGTGAGTTCCGCGTCGCTTTGCAGGCGCTAAACATCACGGCGGCTTCCACGAAGGGCTCGCTTGCTTCGGCGGCTGGGTTCCTGGGTGGACCGTGGGGGATCGCGATCACCGCGGCTGTTGCGGCTGCGACGGTGTGGATCACCACGAATCAGCGGATGGCGGATGCCGCGGCTCAGTTCCGGGACACCCTGGACGAGACCACGGGCGCGCTGACTGACAACTCGCGCGAACTCATCGCGAAGAAGCTGCAGGATGCTGGCGCGTTCGACGCGGTCAAGAAGCTGGGGATCACGCAGAAGGAACTGACTGACGCGATCTACGAGGGTGGCGACGCGTACGACTCCCTGATGGGAACTCTGCGGGACGCACATGACGACTCGCTGGGGTTCGACGCGACGCTGGGCAACACGATCAACACGGTCCGTGAGCTTGGTGTGAATCTTGAGGACGCGAGGGCGGGTCACGACAACCTTGCCGTAGCTACCGAAGGTTCGACTGCTGCAGCAGAGGGATCTGCGGAGGCGACGGCGGCTAACGAGGCTGCCCTGGCAGAGCTTGCTGGGCAGGCCGGCGACACGGAAGCCGACATCGAGAGCCTGGCGGACGCTATCCGCGGGTTCGGTTCGGCGCAGTTCGACGTGCGGGAGGCGTCGCGTCAGTTTGAAGCTGCTCTGGATGATCTGTCGCAGTCCGTGATCGACAACGGTGCGAGCTTGGATGTCGCGGAGCAGGCTGGCCGAGACAACGAAGCGGCGCTGGATGCGATTGCTCAGTCTGCGCTCGAGCTCGCTGCAGCCCTGTTCGTCACGACTGGCAGTCAGGATGAGGCGGCCGGGGCGATTCAGCGTGGTCGTGATGAGCTCATCGCGGCGCTGGGGCAGTTCGGTATCACCGGGCAGGCGGCGGAGGATTACGCGGACAAGCTGGGTCTGATTCCTTCGAACATTCCGACGGCGGTGCAGTTGACGGGTGCTGATGAGGCGTCTGAGAAGCTGCGTTTGCTGCGTGAACGTCTGGCTGGGATTCCGTCGTACAAGAGTGTGACGCTCGAGACGATCGAGATGCGGTCGATTACGGGTAGTGGTCGGACGGTTTCGCAGGTGGCTGGTGATGCGAACGGTGCCGTGTACGACTATCAGGCGTTTGCTGATGGTGGTTTCGCTTCGGGGATCTACGCGGGGCGGCAGGGGTCTATTCATAAGTTCGCTGAGCCGGAGACGATCTGGGAGGCGTACATCTCGGGTAAGCCGGATGCGCGTGACCGCAACATCGGTATCTGGCAGGAGACGGGCCGGCGCCTGGGTGTTGAGCCCGCTCCTGCAGCGTCGGGTATGGCTTTCCCGGATCAGGTGACGTTGGTCGATGCTGACGGTTCCATTTTGGCGCAGGCGCGTGTGATTGCTTCGAGTTCGGCGGTTCGGGCGACGTCGGGGTTTGCTTCGACGTTTAGGGGAGGTCGTCGATGAGTGTTGTCGCGTCTCTGGTTCCGGGTCGTTCGCCGCAGTTGGTACAGATCATTGTGGATGAGATTCCGGATGGGGCGTCGTGGCGTCTCGTTGGGCATGTGGGGGAGTACACGCCTGGGTTGGCTCCGGGTTTGGATGTTCTTCCGGGTGAGGACACTGTGCCGGCGGATTCTGTGTTCACGGATGGTTCGTATTCGTGGGTGGTTCCGGGTGGGACGGGTGTTGGTGACGGGGATCAGGTGGTCCTTGTCGATACCCGTTCCCCTGGGAACGTGCCTGTCGTGTATCGGCTTGAGGTGGACGAGGTTGTGGAGTCGTCGGAGCCGGTGACGGTGCCTTTCCAGAACGACATTGTGTTGCAGACGTTGGATGGCCAGAAGGCTGTTGACGTTGAGTTGCTGGCTGGCTCGCTGGATGTTGAGTTGCCGACGAATGTGGCGACGTTCCGCGTTCCGGGTCGTCCGCGTCCGGTGGTCAGGTATGACGTGCTGAGTGATGTTGTGTCGGCGTTTGTGGTTCGGGTGCCGATGGGTCTGACGTCGGAGTTTCGTGCGGTGATCGCTTCGGGTGCTCCGATTGTGTACCGGTTTGGTGCGACGAGTTTCGATCTGGATCCGGTGGGCGTTGTGGCGTTGACGTCGGTTCAGGGTGACCCGTATCCGACGGTTGAGCAGCGTTGGTGGACGTTGGGTTATGTGCTGACGGATGACCCGTTCGCGGATGTTCGTTTGGGCGCTTTCACGTGGGTTGACGGGTTTGACGCGGCGTTTGAGGGTCGCCCTTGGACTGACTTGGATGAGGCGTTCACGGGCCTCGAGTGGGATGCGTTTGATACTGCGGACTGGGGTTCTGTCTGATGCGTTCTGGTCCGGATGATCGTGCGTTGTCGACGGCTGTTTCGTGGCGTCCTCGTGTGCAGTCGTGGCTTGCGGGGCGGTTGCTTGAGGCTGAGTTGCCGGTGTTGTCTGGCCGGTTGACATGGGATGCGTCGAGCAATGTGCCGGACAAGTTGTCGATGACGGTGGCTCGGTTTGATGGGCGTCGGGACTATTTGCCGACGCAGGCTGATTCGCCGTTGGCGCGGTATGGGCAGCAGTTGGATGTCACGATCCGTGTCGGTGACGTGGATGTGCGTATGGGTCGGTATCAGATCGACGACTGGGATTATGACGAGTCGACGGTGTCGGTGACGGCTTACGGGTTGTTGCAGATTGCTGCGGATTCGCGGTTGCTGGCTCCGACGTCACCTCGTGATGATGGGACGTTGCGGTCGGAGTTCGTTCGGTTGTTGCCGCCTCAGATGGCGGTGCAGTTTGATCCTGCTTTGGTGGATCGGCCGGTGGACGCGGCGATGTCGTGGGATGAGTCGCGCATTGAGGCGTTGTGGGAGATCGCTGATGCGTGGCCGGCGGTTATTCGTCCGGATGCGTGGGGGCAGGTGTTGTTGAAGGCGCCGGTTGAGGTGTCTCCGGAGCCGGTTCTGAGCGTCACGGATGGTGTGGGTGGCACGGTTGTGTCGGTTCCGCGTTCGGATGCTCGTGAGGGCGCGTACAACATCGTGGTGGCGAGGTCGTCTGCGGATGGTGTTGAGGCGTCTGCGGTGGCGATGGTGACGTCTGGGCCGATGAACGTGAACACGTATAACCCGGTGCCTAAGTTCTATGCGTCGCCGTTGTTGCGGACGGTGGAGCAGTGTCAGGCGACCGCGAATGCGATGTTGTCGACGTCTGCGCGCCGGTCTTCGGTGCTGAAGGTGACGATGGCGCCTGATCCGCGTCCGGAGTTGGACGACACGATCGGTGTGACTCGCGACGGTGTGTTGGATCTTGGCGTGATCGTTGCCGTGGATATGCCTCTGACGGTGGGCGATGGGGACATGCGTGTCGATGTGGGGATCCTGTAGGGGGTGGCTGTGGAAGCTTCACAGATTGACCTTTCGCGTATTGCGGCTTTGATTCCTGAGGGTGTGACGCGCGGGTCTGACTTGTCGGTTCTCACTGTGGGCACCGTGACGGGGTTGGATATTCCGGCGTCACGTGTGCAGGTGACGGTGTCGGGGTCTGAGCCGATCTGGCTGCCAGCTGCACCGTTCATTTACGAGCCGGGCGCGAAGGTTCGTTTGCGCCGGTCGGCTTTGAATGGTGGCCGACTCGAGTTCTGTGAGGGCCCGATCGCTCCTGCTGCGGCGGTGGTTACGGGCAAGGTCACTGAGATCACTGACGAGACGTTGACTGTCGATGTTCTTGGTGCTGAGTGGGAGCTCGGGTACACGTCGTCGACGTATGACTTGGACGAGACGGTGGCTGTGCTTCGGCATCCGACCGGGTTCGGTGTTCCTCAGTGGGTGCTGGGTATCGCGGGCAAGGAGCAGGTCGCTACGAACCCTGGTGGTGGTGCTGGTAACCCGGGTCAGGCTCAGGCGCGTCAGGCAACGATCAGCCCGCAGGATTCCGGGTCGTACAAGGTGTCTGGTGGGCGTTGGGATTCGTGGAACACGAACCGTTACGGCGGTGTGAGGGCTTTGTGGCAGGGGAACCAGTACGGGTCCGGGCCGATGATCGGGTGGGCTGGGTACGGGGACCAGGTTGCGAACTTGTACGCGTCGCAGATCACGAGCATGTGGGTGGATGTGCAGCGTTCCGATTCTTCGGTGTCCAACCCGAAGGCGGTTGCGCTGCAGGGGTCGCCTGATGGGGCGCGTCCGGGCGGTGCGCCTGGTGGCGCGGGTGACACTGCGGCTAGTCCTGGGCTGCCGCCTGAGGGGGGCGCGCGGATTCTTCTGCCTGCGTCCTCCTATGAGGCGTGGCGAACGGGCGGGATCAAGGGGCTTCGGACTGCTGGCGGGGACTATCTCGCCCTGTATGGGGCTGATCGGGGTGGGGCTATGACGCTGACGGTCCAGTACACGGTGGTCGCGTAGTGGGGGCGCTGTGGTCCCGGTGTGGTGCGTGCGGCGCTGTTGTCGCGGACGAGGAACTTCACGAGCAGTGGCATGTGGGCCACGGGGAGCAGGTTGACGATGGCGGAGAACGCCCGCAAGCACACGATTCCGGGACCGGGGGATACCTCGATCAGTCGGGCGACGATCTTCGAGACGTTCCCTAACACGATCAATGACATCGTACCTGTGGCGAACGCGACGGAACGGGCGCAGGTTGTTGCTGCGCTGGTCGCGGCCGGCGTGGGGCCTACGACGACTAAACCGCTGTTTGTGAGTCGCGCTGACGCACCCGGGCTGTACCGTCTCGAGGTCACTTTCGACGGGACCGTGTTCATGCCGGTCGCTGGGGGTTTGCGGTTCACGGATGTTGCTGCGGCCAACTCTTTCGGCACCGCGTATCCGGGTCTTCTGAATTCTGGGGACCGTGCACGGGTCGGGTCCGCGTGGTACGTCTGGTCGGGTTCCGCTTGGGTGGTCGCGACGCAGACTGTCGCTCACCAGCTCGCAGGGGTGACGCTCGCCGGGGTGACTATCGCGAACGCGGTCGTCCTTCCCGGTGGGGCGCAGAAGAAGACGGGCCAGCACACTTTCTTCACGACGACGAGCTTCGGCAACGAGTACGCGCCGGCGGTCACGTTCGATACGGCGTTCCCGAACGGTCTGCTGTCGCTGCAGTTCACGCAGATCCAAGCTGATGGGGCGCTGGCGTACTCGACGATCGCTTACGACAGTGCCTCCACGACAGGGTTCCGGGCGATGTACCCGGGAGGATCTACGCCTACGAAGCGATCCTTCACGTGGGTGGCTGAGGGGTACTGATGGGTGGCGGTGGTTACGGCAACGGCCAGATCCCTCTTGAGCGTCTCGAGCTGATCGCGAACGGGACGAATGGCGACGGTTACTGGGAGCACAGGCTGGCACCTGGGACTGCGGCGCGGTGGCGCGCTCTGGTCGCGGACGTGCTGTTGAACGAGGGCATCCGGCTGTACATCAGCCCTGGTTGGAACGGTTACCGGCCGTTGTCTTTTCAGGTTTTGGCGAAGCGAAAGTACGGGCGGAACGCTGCGGCTCCTGGGTTTTCGTCGCATGGCGGGTATTTCGAGGGCCGCGAGTCAATGGCTGTTGACGTCGCGAACTGGGGGCAGCTGGGCGCGGCGAAGTTCTTCGCGTACGCCCGTAAGCACGGGTTCACGGCCGACTACTTCAACGGGAAGAACGGCCGCCCGCTCGAGCAGTGGCACCTCATTGATTTCGACCCGTGGACGGTCTCGGCTTCGGCGGCATCCGCGTCCGCATCTACTCCGAAGGAAGGGCTGTTCATGTACCTGACGAAGCTTGAAGAAGAGACGATCCGCAATGCGGTCACCGACATCAACAACCGCACCTATGACATGGCGGAAGCGATGAAGGCGTCTGATGAGAAGGTTGCCGCTCTGCACGCGATCTACGCGACTCGTGACTCGAACGGGTGGGCGTGGGCTGACATCGTGAAGTCGCATGTCGTGGCGACCCTGACCGAGCTGCGATCCGCAGGCGTAGTTACGGGGTCGGTCGATCTGGATGACCTGACAAAGCGGATCGTCGACGACGTCGCTAAGCGCTTGGTCGATTGATGCGCACCACGTGGCCGGCGTGGCGCAGAACGGGGGGCCAGGATGGACCCTCTCACTGAAATGCTCAGCCTCCTCAGGCCCCTCGCGGATGTCACCGCGACCACTCTTCTGGTGGTTGTGGTGTTCATGATTCTGAGTGGGCGCCTGGTGCCGAGGAGCACGGTGAACGACTGGAAGGCCGCGTATCAGAAGTCGCAGGACGCGAACGCGGTGAAGGACTCCATTATCAGTGAGATGGCGGGCGCGGGTCTTGTGACGGCGCGTGCGTTGGATGCTCTTCCTTCCCCGGGTGGGGGTGATTCGGATGTGGGCGAGACTACGGAAACTCGGCGGCGGAGACGCCAAGGCTGAGGCTGCGGAAGCGCTCGAGACTGCAACCGTTTCGCTGCGTTCGGCGGAGGTGCGTGCGTCGGAGATTCAGCCGATTGTGGACCGGATCAAGGCGCATGGGTATCGGAATCATTTTGGCGAGCGGATCGAAGCCGCAATTAGGGGGGCTTGATGCTCGTTGATGACTGGACTCTGGTGGTGTTGTTCACCTGGGTCATCCCGCTTTCTCTGGCTGTGTTCTATCACTTGACGGCTCCGGTGCCGGGGCGTGCTTGGATGCGGCGGGTGGTCCGGTTTCGGGATCTCGCGCCTATCTCGCGGATCCTCGCGGCCCAGAAAGTCACGCTGATTCTGGTGGTGTCGTTCATTGCGATCGTCCGGTACACGGGCGGTTTCCCGGGGCGCGAGTGGGTCGCGTTCGGCCTGTACCTGCTGCTGGTGGTCGTCGCGTGGACCATGTTCTGGTACCAGCGGCGTATCCAACTGCCGCCCGAGCGCGACATTCGCGCCCAGTAACCATCTACCTGTTTCGGCCACCTTTCGGGGTGGCCTTTGTTGTTCCTGGGAGGAACTATGTCTACCCCTTCTGTTACCCCGAACGTTGTGGTTGGTGACCCGCGTGTGCGTAAGGCGGCTGGCATCGCGCTTGGTGTCGTCGGCGTGATTCTCGGTACCGCTGTGGTCGTTGATGGTGCGACGCCGGCGTTCGATCTCACGGAAATCACTACGCCTGTGACTGCGGGTTACCTGTATCTGTCGTCGCTGTTTGGTCTGGCTGTGACGGTCCCTAACATCCCCACCTCGAGCTCGCAGCGGATCACGAAGCTCGGTTCGCACAACCTGTGACCCGCATGGTCGCGGTCGTCGTCGTTCTGACCGCGGCCCTCACAGTCATTTTCTCGCCGTCTGAAGTGGAGTAGCCCATGCCCGAGTACGAGAAGCAGACATGGTCGAACGGTCCAGGCACACCGCTATCTGCGCAGCGGCTGAACCATCTTGAGACGCAGGCCGATCGTGCGGTCGAGACGGTCGCCGATCAGGTCGCGGATCCGGACAGCCCCATCGGAACCCAGCTAAGTACTGCCATTGCTGACCAGTTGGGGACGTCTGTTCAGGACGCCGAAGCCGCTGCAGCTGCTGCGATTGCGGCCGTCGACTCGATCCCGGAGACCCTCGACACGGAGGACGCGGCAATCGCGGCTCTGGTCGGCACCCCGAGCGTCACCAGGGGGGCTCTCGACGGATCGTTCCTGGGGCTCATCCAGTCTCCGATCAACGCTCTGCAGCGCGGGCTGACGCCTGCAAACACCGCGGCGGATAACTTCACGAAGCTGTCAGAACTCGCGGCCGAGTCGAAAGCGGACAAGCGCGAGGTGTACTTCCGCGGCACCGACGAGGACACCCTGATCAGTGCGCCGGTGAGCGTCGGAGGGGCGATCCTCACCGGCGCGGGAGATGCGAGCCGTCTACGGATGGCGGCGACCACTGGCCTGCGGCTCCTGAACGTCGACGCTCCCGACACCGTCATCAGCGGCATGTACCTCTCCTCCGCCGGCGTCCGCAACACAGCGTGGGCGACGAGCGGCGGGAACAACGCCGCTATCTACGTCGGCGCGGGCATGCACGACGTGCTCGTCGAAGACGTTGCTGGCGACTCCTGGACGACCCTTGTCCACGCGCCCGGCGACACCGGCGTAGCCACCCGCCGCCTTCGGGCGCGGCGACTCCGCGCGACCAACGTCGGCTTCATCGTCAACGGGCGAGGGCTGATCGACTTCGAGATCGCGGACATCTCGGGCAGCATCAGTTTCGACCGCACCGACAAGACCTCTGCGCCTCCCCACCACGTCTACCTTGCTTACGCGTCGGGCATTCCGTGGAACGAGGGAGGGCGCATCAGCGGCGTGATCGGCTGGGATTCTCCCGGTTCGTCCGCAGCAGTGAAGGTCGACCACTGGCGCGGCGGCGAGATCGACGGCATCGTCCTCCGCAACTGCTCCGGCCTGTTGACCATCGACTCCTGCGAAGACGTCACCGCCCGAGGCGTGTACGCGAAGGCGGACGGCCTCTCGGGGACACCCGCGATCTACGTGACGCAGACCGATGCTGCCGCGCCGAGTAAGCGGATCATCATTGAGGACTTCCTCGTCGAGTTCGCTTCCGGGGATCACGCGGTGGGCGTTCACATCGATCGCGGTTCGGGTAGCAAGGTGCGCCGGGGACGTGTCGTCACCAACCGCCTCACCACCACTTCGAACGGTGCAATCCGCTCTGATCAGAATGACACCGAGTTCAGCGATATCGAGATCGCGACACTCGGATCGTTCCGGACGAACGCGGGTATCTACCTCAGCCAGACGACGGCGGCGAAAGCGCGCCGGATCAAGGCGCAGGGGGTCGTGACCGGTGTGCAGCTCATCGGAGCGGTCGAAACGCTCGTCGAGTACGAGCCGTCTGAGATGGTGCTCACGAGCCACAACTCGGCGGCTGCGGTGGCGCAGGACGCCGCGACAACCGGAACGCGCATCACCGTTCCCACCCTTCCGCCTATCAACGACGTGGCACCGCTGGCATGGTTCGACGCAACGCGTCGAGGCGGCATTCCCGGCTCTGAGGTTCCTCTGTCTGTCGTTCAAAGCGGGCAGACGATGTCCGCGCTCGGCACCTGGCGTTACGCTGCGAACGGTGTCTACAACCAGAACAACGTGTCCACGGCTGCAGCTTGGCTTGACACGCTCACCGCAGACCATCGTGTTGAGACGCTCGCAGTTCTGGGTGGGGTCGCTGTCGGAGTATCGGCGCGGGTCACGGACAATGACAACCGCCTCTATGCCGAGGTGACCACGTCGGGCGTCGCGCTCTTCAAGCGGGTGGCTGGCGTCGCAACTCAACTGGCGACGGGCGGGCCGACGGTCGGCAAGGTTGGCCGGAAGTACCGCATCGGGATCGCTGTGTGCGACAACCTTGTGCAGGTGTTCCTGGACGGTCAGCAGGTCATCATGCACGCGCTGGCTGGCGGGGACGAGACGACGTTCGCAGGCAAGACGCTCGCGGGCCTACACTCGCGTTCCGCAGCAACCGCGCGGTTCATCTCCGCACAGTGGTTCGCTCTGCTCTGATCTGGTATCAGAGGCTCAGGGAAGTGGCGGGCCGCCTGGAACGCTCAGGAAAACCAAGAGCCGTTGGCGTCTCAACTCGTCCACCGAGTGTCACGGCCACCAGGGCGGCCGGGATGAACCACGTCGGGAAGGTCACGTAGGACGAGTCAATCACCGCACCGATGAAGAGGACGACCAGGATAAGCCGCCATTCTGGTCGCCTCTTCATCATCGTCACCACAGCAGCGATGAGCAGAAGCACGCCGAGGATCCCGATCTGCAGCAGCACGCCCACCCAGCCATCGGGAACGCCGGCTCGAGTGTCCGCACCGAGCAAGAGGTCGGTGGGGGTCATCGCGGAAAGGTAAGTCGCCCAAATAGCGGATCGACCCGAACCCCCGGAGCTAATCACGGCATCCACGGTGTAGCGCCGCGCGAGGTCGGGCTCGAGGACGAGGACCGCGCCCGCCGCTAGTAGCGCTATGGCGACGATCCCGACTCGCCACCGCATACTGCCCCGGCGGAGCACGAGGATGACAATCGCTGCGCCAGCAGCGAGAATCGCTGTCCGTGAACCCGAGAGCCCGATTGCCAGGACGCTACCGACAGCGACCGCGACGTCTAGTTTCGTGCCGCGCCTGGCGAGGAGGCGGATCATGGCGTGCGTGAGGAACACCGCGGCGGCCAGGCCGTAGATGTTGCCGTTGTGGTACGTCGAGGGGATCTTGGAGAAGTTCTCGCCGCCCTGCACGTAGATCACGTTGTGCTTCTCGGTGATGTCATCCCCGAGGGCCTGGGTGAGGGCGGGGATAGCAGTGGCTTCCAGCCCGCCGACGAACTGAACGCCCGCGTACAGGACCGAGAAGAGGAAGCCCCACTGCAGGGCGCGCGCGAACCGCGGGTCAACCGAATCCATGCTCGTCGTCATGGCGAGGACAACGATCGGGAGAGCAGCCCAAGCCACGAAGGCGAAGACGCTGGCGGGGCCATCGCCAGAGAACTGCAGGGCTTTCGCAGCGACGAGCGTCAGGTATGCACCGACGAAGAGAACGGTCGTCGGCGGGTGTGTGCGTCGAGGGGTGCTGAGCCAGAGGATGAAAACCGCGGCCATCAGCCCGAACAGGAACACCGGGAAGGGGAAGTCGCCGACCTTGACGCCGGCTTTCGGGAAGGCGGCGGTCAAGAAGGCGAGAACGCTTGCTGCAACGACCGGTCGCCTCCAAGCCCAAAGGAGAAGGCCCAGAACGGCTATGACACCCAGACCGGCAACAGGGGAGACCATCGTCAGGATCACGGCCGCGATGGTCGCGACGCAACCCCCGGCGACCGTCGTCGCCGTGCGCCAGGTCGTGTCCCCCATAGCGGGAAACACTATCTCAGGCGCCTTGCCGGTGTAGCTTGAGCGGCGTGAACAAAGACAGCCCCATCGTGTGGCTTCTCGTCATGGGCGCCTCGCTCGCTGCGGTCGGTTACATGAACCTCATCGTCGTCACCGACCCGGGGCCCGTCGACTGGGCCGTCCGGTGGGTCGGGACGATCGCCGTGGTCGCGATGCTCATGGCTGCGATTGCTCGGGTGCTGCGAGAGCCAGACGGCGCCCGACCGTAGTTCACCAAATCACGAAATACTCTCAGCCCCTCGGGCTCGCCTCCTCGGCGGGCTCGAGGGGCTCTTTCGTCATGTCCGGGGTGCGTGCGATCATCCCGGCATGCCCGACTGGCACCCGATCATGGCCGCCGAGGAACGCGAACCCGGCGTGTGGATCATGGTGGACCCGCTAGGGCAGGAGTACGGACGCATCGAGATCCGACGCACACGAGACGGCATCCGATACCGAACCGAAGCACTCGGCGAGCTCATCGGCTGGGGAACATCACTCCGCCAAGCGTGCGGGCGCGTGCACGACGAGTTCCTGCGCTCCATGGGCCCCGCGCGTCCATCGAAATCTGAGTGGCCTGGCCCGGATGGACGACGATAGAAATGAGTGTCGGAACCCCCGCGCACACTATCCACATGGACATGACGCGGCTCCTCGACTTCGAACAGGAATGGGGCACGCACACAGGATGGAAAGAAGAAGCCATCCGCCGCGAACTCGGCATCACCCCCGCGCGCTACGTGCAGCTTTTGAACCGTGCGATCGACACGACCGAAGCACTCCACACACACCCCATGCTCGTACACCGGCTCACCAGGATCCGAGACACACGACGGACACAACGCGCCACACGACGCAGCGCCTAACAAACCCGAAACGCCCCCACCGCGCATAGTCAGCGGTGGGGGCGTTATTCGTTGTTGGGGGACAGCATCGTCCAAGGTTGGTGCGGTTACTCCGGGGCTCGCCATTTTGGTCTACGCCCGGACACCATCGTCCGGGCTGGTCATCTTCTGGCTGCCACCTCGCCCCACCGGCCTGGGTTCGTTGTCTGCATGTCCCTAGTATGCGTCTGTAATTAACGACATGTCAAGTGGACTTGCTGTCTACATCACTCAGTGACCTGTTTGAGGCGCCGAACACCAGACAAAGTGCTGCCAATCGCATCCGCCATCTGCATATGCGCATCCGGCTGAAGATGCCCATATGTGCCCACGGTGGTCGTGATGTTCTCGTGCCCGAGCCTGGCCTGCACGAACGGCAACGGCACACCCGCAGCGATCAACCAGGACGCGTGCGAGTGGCGAAGGTCATGCGGGTTCGGGTTCTTCCGCAGCACCTCCACACCAGCTTCCTCACACAGCTTCTCGTCGTGTGCTCGAGCCATGAGGGGCAGCCACACGTTCGACCGGAAGCTGGAATGCATCATCGCCTTACCCGTGCGGCTCGGGAACACGAGCTCGTCGGCGGGCCCCGGTTCGCCCAATGCTGCGATCACATCAGGCGTCAGGCTGACTGTGCGGTTCGACTTCTTCGACTTCGGCTGCTTCAGCACCTTCTGACCCTTGGGCGCACGCTTCCACGCCTTATCTATACGCACGGTCGGTGGCGTGCCGGTCAGGTTCAGCTTCCCCCACGTCAACGCGGTCGCTTCACCCCACCTGCAGCCGGTGCCGGCGAGGAACATCAGGAACCCCACGTACCGGTCAGGCGTGAAGTACAGGATCGTCGAGAACTCTTCCGGCGCCAGGAACACACCCTCACGCTTCACGCCCTTGGTGATGCGCGTCTTCCACGCCGGGTTGTCCTCCCGCAGTTTGTGCTCCACGGCTGCACGCAACGCCGCAGACAGGATCGAGTGGTAGTTCTGCACCGTCTTCTGCGACACCGGCTGCTTACGACCCTGTGACAGTTGCTTCTCCTGCCACGACACCCACCGGCCGACATCAGCTTTCGTGATCGCATCGACGGGCATGTCACCCAGGATCTGCAGGAACGATCGCTCGGCGGCGCGCTTGTAGTCCTCGCGTGTGCCCTCCTCAATGCCGGTGAGCATTCCGGACGCGCCGTCTAGGTAGAGCTCGGTCCAGTCCTTGAGTGATGGGGCCGTGTGGATGCGTTGGCGGGCGTCCAGAACCTTGACCGCGGCATCCCACCCGATCTTTTCAACACGACCGGCGAAGTCCTTGGCGCCCTCGATGTGCAGGAACGTCTTCTGCTGCGGCTTACCGTCTACGCGCGCCTGCACCCTGTAGCGGACCTCGCCGTCCGCCAGTATGCGCGCACCGATGCTAGCCATCAGGCCGCTATCTCCACGTGTCCCGGGGCATATCGACGAGCCGTGCCGAGCAGCCACTGTCGCCCAACCGGGTTAGCGGTGTGGATGAAGATCCGCTGAGGCCAGTAGTCGTTCTCGACCAACCACGTCATCACTCGCCGGCTCGTGTCGTCGCCGCCGAGGTCATGGTCGAACGAGATCTCGTCATAGATCACGCCTTGTTCCATGCGAGTGCGAAGGAAGTTGATCGCGTGGGTGCTGGTCTGAGCCCAGTCATCGTTGCCGCTGTAGGACGTCGGCATCACCCGCACATCATCGATCCAAAGCTTCAAGGCCACTCCCCATTCCTAGGCGTGACCACCGACATGTAGGCCGAGATGTAGGCACAGGCTCCGAAGTGCCCTGTATTGCCTTGCAATCATTGGAGGGGCTGACGGGAATCGAACCAGTAATACCCGCACCCACCAATGGGCCGTTCTGCCGCAGAATCACGCGGGTTTCACCAATTATCGCACGGACGTGTCTGTAAATACAGTTCCCCGGAAAATCAACGGAGTTTGCCGTCTGGTTAAGGCGTGCCTACGGGGTCAGGCCCGGTGAAGCCACTGTCCAGCACCCATTCGAGCGCGTGTGTACGTGGCCTCCCCGATGCGCTGCAAGCAGTACCGCCGGTAGTCGACAATCACCCAAGGCGCGACGCTCATCTCTTCTGCAATCCACTCCGCGTCGTGATGGATGCACTCAAGCTCCGCGTACCACTCGGGCTCGACAAGCAACGCAGCTGCGTAGGCGTCCGCCTGCCGCTCGTTGGCGGGCGTACTGCAGTCATGCCCGTAGTGGTGGTGGCCGAGCTCGTGGGCGATCGCAGAACGCCGCTCAGCGGCAGTCAGGGACAGATCGAAGTAGATGCGCCGCAGTTCGGGAACGTAGCAACCGATCATGTCGCCCGACAGGTGCGCCCCATGGACGGTGAGGCCGGCGGCCGCGGCTCGAGCGAGCAGTTCCCTCACGCGCCCTCCCCGGC